GCAGGTCCTGTACCTGTAGTTACCCCAACTGATGTAACTGCATCTGTTGTTCCAATATCTAGGTATGCTAAGGCTCCAGCAGTTCCTGAAGACACAGCATTATTAGACTGAGCTTGCGATCCATTTGCAAACCAAGTTCCAAATAAAGAACTCCAAGAGAAAAAAGACTCAGATGTGCCTAAATTACCGGAAGTTGTTCTGGTAAAGGCATCTCTAAGAGGAATGCTATACCATTGTTTCCATTGACCAGCTACCTTTATAAACCCTTTTGTTACTGTGCCCCAACCAGTTGAGGTCTTAAGTCGTACAGATGTTACCGACCTAAAAGTAGAACTTACCTTTATTTTCCCTGGCATTATGCGTATACAACCCAAATATCCCCATCAATAGATGTGGCGGGGGTTGCACCAGTAGTTGCGTGGATATTACGCACAACAGCAGAACTTACAGAGGCTGTAGTCACAGCACCGTTAGTTGTTGAAACAAACGCTGAAGAAGGAGTTGCCCAGGTGGTAGTTGTTCCGTTACTGGTTAGAACCTGCCCTGTAGTTCCTATTGGAAGACGTGTTACTGACGATGCTCCTGTAGCAACAATGAGGTCTCCAGCAACTGATACTGTTGAAAGAGGAATCTTACTAGTATCGGTGGGTGTACCCCAAACTGCAGCTGTTCCGTTGCTAAGAAGAGCCTGTCCGTTAGTGCCAATTCCAAGACGACCTACTGTAGCGTTTCCAGTTCCTACAATAAGATCACCAGCAGTTGTTACGGTAGACAAAGCAATTTTTGTAGCCGCAGCTCCAGATGCAGTGCTAGTTGCAGAAACTAGGGTGTTGTAGTCTGTGCTTCCAACATACAGCACGTTTGCCGTACCTACCTTTGGGATACCTAGGTAGTCTACGTTAAAACCAAGAACATTTGAAGAAGTAAGTGTCTCAAGAAGAGCAAGGGTTCCGGAGCCTGTTTTAAGGGTAAGAGCTGTGTTTGAAGCTGTGGTTACAACGCTTCCACCATTTTTAGATACATAAGGTGCAGAGGTAACGCCGCTAACTAAACCAGCTTCAATATTTTTAAGTCTGTCTCCAAGCGTTGCCCACTTAGAGGTTGCGTTCATTGTAGTAGTAAATGTGCCTGAGAATCCAGAGTAAAGTGGGCTTTGAGCTGTGGTTGTATCCACACCTAGCGCAGTTGCAATTGCAGCTACTTCTTCTTGCAAGGCGTTTACGTGGTCAGCAATTACTACGTTTACAAGATCGATTTTTGCCTGGAAGGGTCTAACACTCTCGGGAAAATATGCTGCCATGATGCTCCTTAGTAATTATATAGGCACAACGATACTAAAAAAGACCCTCTTTGTATAGCCTAACGGGAGGAGGGTTAATACTTACTACTGTTAATATGGCAAATTTCAATCTCATTTATATTAACATGGCTTGGCAACGATCCCACCCAGTAAATAGCCTCTGCCAGATCCTCTGCAGTCAATGCCTGGTCTCGTTTTTGTTCCTGGGTATCGATAGTTGCTGGGCAGATCTCTGTAATTTTAATACCAAATTGAGGGAACTCAAGCCTCATAGTATCTATTAGGCCGCGCTCACCCCTCTTGGCGTTTGTATAGTTTCCTCCACCGCGATATGGCACCTTACCACCAAAAGAAGTAATAAAGACAATAGTTGGAGACTGTGATCTTTCCATACAAGGTACAAATAGCTGGGATAAGTACATGGGGCCAGTAACGTTTATATCATAGGCTCTTCTAAAGTTTTCTGGGGTCTCATGAATAATATTGGTGGGTGCTGATCCGCCACCAGCGTTATTAACTAAAAGGTCTAGGGTTATGTCTTTGTACTGGTCATAGAATCTCTCTATTGCTTTAGAGTCTGTAACGTCTAGTTGATAAACCTCAACGGTATTAGATACAAGCTCAGATACCTTGGAAAGGTTTCTTGAAACAGCAATAACCTTGTACCCATTTTCAGATAGGAGTTTGACTGTTGCTAAACCTACACCTTTGCTTGCCCCAGTAACAATAGCTGTTTTCAATTACATACCTTGATTCTTATTAAGCTCCATGTTGTTATGAATCCAGTGACCAGGAATCATGTATTTAAACCCAGACTTTACAGTGTGTGCTGTATGAAAATATGGTGGAAATGCTGGAAATATAACAACGCTATTTGCTTTTGGTTTCAATCCAAAATCAATTGCCTTATTTGCAACAGATACATCATAGTCTAGATCTACAGCTGGTGCTGAGCCTTTAGAAAAGCCATCAGCGCTAGTCCAGCCCCCATCATAATCTTTTAGCTGAAAAGAAATTTCTCCGCCTTCACAGTCATCGTTTAAATACATGACTAGTGAGTATCTTAGAGTTTTATCACCATCTAATTGATCAAAATGTGCGCCCATTCCCATACCAGTATTGTACTTCTTTATGTTAAAAGTTGGAAAAAGACGTGGCTCATCAAAATCGCCCAAAGAAGAGGCGTAATCTTTGCAAACGTTGTACATTGTGGTCATAATAGCGTTGTAAATATATTTACTTTTTTCAGCTACTTCGGCTGAATACGGAGAAAAGATTGGACTAAGCCGGTTTATTGCATTAATATCAAAAGTCTTTGTTTCTCCATAGATAAAAGAAGCATCGTTAGAAGAAGTCCAAGGGTTCCAAACATTTACCCCAGAATCCGGATATTGCTCAAGGTCATCTAACTCTTTCCAAACCTTTTTAAAAGTATCAAAGTCCTCAATAGCATCTGTATAGTAGTATGCTTTTGGATCTAAAATTTCTCTATTCATCTATATACCCCTTAGTATTTATTTTTTTCGTAGTGGTCTTTTTCTTTAATAAACCCAACTGTAACATACCTAATAGGGCCATCCCCTACAGTTCTTACTCCATGTTCATACTCTTCAGTGCCTGGAAAAATAAGTAAAGTTTTTGGTTTTGGTTTTATGTCTGATTGCTCTTTATTTTTAAAAAACAAAGTTCCATCTTTATAATCGTCATTAAGGTATAGTATGGCGGCATATCTTATAGATGGGTCTGTAGTTTGGTCTGTGTGAGCCTTTAGTTCAACACCACTTTGCATTCTTTGCAGCGTTCCAAATCCAGCAAGCTCTAAGGTAGGGTCTGCAAGTTGAACCAGGTTGTTAAGTCTGTCTTGAATAGTTCTGCTTATTGGCTCATTAACCATCCTTAAGTTTTTATCTTCCCAGCCCGCAGTTATTTCAAACTTTCCTTCAGCAACAAGGTTGTCTACGTCTTCCCTTCCAAATTTTTCCATACAAAATAGAGCAAGGTTTCTTGTATATTCTACTGACCACTCTTCATTAGGGGTGGCTTCAATTATTTTTAATATTGTTTGCAGTTCTTCGTCGTCTAGAAAATTTTCTACTGACAGAACACCCTCGTGTAAAACTTCAACAGGATACCCACTATTTTTAAATTCTTTTTCTAAAAAGATGCTCACTTACAGATCCTCTACTTTATACTTATTTCCAGACGCGTCCAGCTTCCAACCCTGCTTAAGAAGCTCTTGCCACTCTGCTCGTTCAATCTCTTGTTGTGCTCTAGTAGCCTTCATTTCTTCTGCCCAAGCATCTCGTACCTCTTGTGGGTAAGCTGACTCTTCTCGGTCATCCCAGAAAGACCCAATAGTGTATCTTACTCCACCTGTAATAAGAGTCACTTCGTGCATGTTGTTAAATCCCCCATCAAATACAGCAAGCATTCCAACTTCTGGTTTAATTGAGATAGTTTGTGTTGGGAACTGTAGAAGACCACCTTCAAAATCATCATTAAGATATAGAAAACCTGCATAGCGGCTTCTTGTAAATGCACCCGAGTTTCCTTCAGCATCTGTGTTATCAGAATGAATTCTTGCGTATGCCCCTGGCTCCCACTTTTGTGTGTGGTACCCAATCTTACAAATTGTTTTTGGATCTAGATCGTGTACTGAAGCGATTGCTTCCGGCATTGCTTTTTCAATGTCTGAAAATATGGTTGGAGAGAGACCAGCGTCAATAACTTCTTGATCATTATCCTGCGGCAAAACTGAAGAGTATGACTCATAAAACGAGATTGGCATCCAAGAGAGTGCACCATTCTCTGCCTGAGCATCTAGGGCTTGAATCATCTTTTTACAATCTTCTTTGCTTATAAAGTTTTTATAAACAACTATATCTTTTGTTATTCTCGTTTTGTTTTCCAAGTTCATTGTGCATTTACTCCGTCTAGTTATTTAAAAGGGATTTGTCTCCAGCAATTAGCTTTTCTATTTCTTGTTGAACAAGGGCGTACTCTTCTTCAAACACCTCTGGAGTTCTACCCTCTCCCAGACCAGCAGGGTTTCCCTCAGCAATTAGGGCTTCTTTTAGTGTTTTTTCAATATCGTAGTTTAATACTGTGCACTGAAACCAGTTAGCTACATACCCATCTTTATCAATAAGGTACTTTTCAAAATTTCCGCCTTGCATTGCACCATTAGAAACAGGTTGATTTAGCCAAGGAGACAAGTAGCCATCTCTATCTGGAATTCCAAGTTCTTTTTGTTTTGCAGCGTAAGCATGCATTTGATCTCTAATCTCACTGTATAGTTCATGTGTTTCTTTTCTTGGTTGTCCTAGACCGTTTACAGTGTTATCTCCCTTATAGGGACTAAGCTCAGTAGCACTCTGATTTGGGTTTGACGACACCATCTCTGAGAACTTAAACGTGGTTCCGTAGACTTCTTGACCATATTCTTGTGAGTCTAAACCGCAAGTAATACCTTCAGACCATTTACCCTTAGTTACTCCAGGGCCGCAGTAGTCGTTAGTAGGGATCGCAATAACTTGGAAATCATCTCCACCGTACTTATCTTGAAGCCATTGGAGAACTTCCATTTGATTAGCGTTGCCGCAGCCAACTGTAGTGTTTGTCAGCAGTGTAACCTTACCCTTAAATTGCTCTAAAAAGCCGGGGGTTCCATCAGCCGAGTTAAGTGGTATGTCATAGATAGATTTCATAGTTATAGTATATCCTGTCGTTACGGTTGTTTAGACCCTGTATGTCGGGTAATTTCCCAAAAGAATGGGCATGTAAATCTTAAACCACTCTTGATTTCAGTAACCCCATGGATATAGTTCTTATCTCCTGGGAAGAAGTATGCAGCACCCTTTTTAGGCTTAAACTGTACCCCCTGTAGTGGAAAGTATAGCTCACCACCTTCATAATCATCGTTTAAATAAAATAAACTTGATAAGTCATAGTTTGGGAAGTCGTTAGGTGTTCCAGCATCTGGGCCTTCGTGAAGCTCTTTATCAGCATGTGGTTTTTGAAATTGACCCGGAAGCCACTTAACAATAGTTGTGCCCGTTGGGTGAACCTCTACCTTATAAAATTCCTCAATAATTGGCCTTAGTCTTTGAAATAGACCAGCAATTACTGGGGATATCTTTGGGTCATTTTTGTCTAAAGTTGGTTGAGTTGCAACCCGGTCTTTCCAATAATCTGAGTCGTAAGTAACGGTGCCATTTTCATTTGTATGGCTTTGCGTTACGTCCCAAATTGTTAGCGACTTGGCGGCTTTTTCTAAAAACTCTATCTCTTCTTGGGTCATGAAGTTCTCTAGCTCAACAATCATGTCTTTGCTATCCCCAAACCAGCCTGACGGAGTTATAGATGGAGTTCTTTTTACTACGGTATACGAGTCTTTATTTGATTCCATGCTCATAGTATATCTCTTTTCGTCTTATCTATTACATTAAGTTTTAAAACTCTTGCCTCATGATTACCTAAAGATTCTTGTTTTTCATTTACAGCATCTCTATACCAGTCTGTCCATTTTCCAGTAGTTATTAATGCCTGTGTGGCCTCCCCATAAGACCTATTTGCTTTATCCCTTAAACCATTTTCATCTTTATAGTCATAGATCTCTATGGTACTGTTATTTAGGTTAGTTAAAGATATAGGTATAATTGTTGCTATCGGGGTTCCGGCCTTTATCACTACCTCTTCGTTTGCCTTTTTTGCCCTAATAGCTAGAGGAAGCGGGTTATCATAAAAAGACGTGCTTATCATATTAGCCATTGTTTCAAAGTATTCACTAAAATAATTAACAGGGTTTATAGTAAGAAGGCTTGTATTTTCGTCTGTTCTAAATACTAAACCAGTATTTAAACTAATAGACGACTGCCCTCTTCCAGAATAGGATCCTTCTGGACTAAAAATTTGAACGTGATCTGCCGTTGCATCTGTTACCCCATCCCAAATAAATTTAATATCTTGAGAGCAAGAAAGGCTCCACCCTACGACATTTGCTTGTGTTACTGGAAAGCATCTGTATGCATGGTTTTCTGCTGTTGCGTCCATCCAGTCTCGCTTAATTGACATAGGTTGAATATCAAACAACGCCCCATGTGTCTTTTCAACTGAAATGTTAAACATTAGTCAGAATCTGCGCTATACATCTCTGGGGTATGGAACTTTTTGCTGTAGTCAAGCATTGTCACAATAGAGTACTTAGTTCCGGAAGTTACTGGCATCGCTTGATGTGGATACATAAAGTTTGATGGAAAAATAAACAGGTCCCCAGCCTCTGGCTTAACCTTTAAGTTCTGGAGTCTAAAGAATAGTTCTCCGCCCTCGTAATCGTCATTAACGTATCCAACCAAAGACACAGTACAGTTATAAGAAAATCCATGGTCATGGTGTTCCATAAAGTGCTGTCCTGGACCATACTTAATGAAGTTGAATGCTTCCCAGTACTTTAGGTTGTTAATGTTATACGTTCTGCAGTAGTCTTGAACTGCAGGTGACTTAACATCGTATAGGTCTTGCCACAAAGCTTGAAGGTTTAAGCTAACCTGACTCTTGTCATTTTCTATATCAGTCTTCTTAAACTTAAAGTCGTTGCAGTCTCTGTACTCTGGCATAAGTTGTTTATACCCAACATACGCGGGTTGCCAAGCATACCCAGTCATATCTCCTTCTGGCTTTAGGTTAGCCTCAATTCTGTTTATAACATCAATCTCTTTCTTAATTACGCCCTTATAACGGAATATACCGCTGCCTAGGTCTTCTTTATCTGTCCATGTTTGCATTATATTCTCCCTATTTGTAGTTTCTTTTTGACCAAACTTTGTTTTGGTATACGCCTCCATCAGGCTGTCGGTAAAATTGCATGTTTTTAACTAATTTATCATACATTGTAGACTGGTCTAAAATTTCTACTTTGTGTTCCCAGTCCTCTCTTTTAAACGGAAGTACTTGAAGATAAGGTGTTCCGGCGGGTATTGTACCCTCCCACCCCTCCGTAATAAAAAATGGAAAAGTTCCAAGAAGGTGGACATTGTCTGAATCAACGATCCCAGTAGTATTTAAAAATGGTAAGTCAAATCTGTTCATTGGTGTCATAAACAGTGCGCTATACCCTTCTGGAAGCTCTAATCCCCAAGGAGGACTCCAAGCAAAGTGATATTGATAGTATCCCTTTGGGTGCTCAAACTGTGGCATAGGTGGTCGTTGAGTACAAAAATCCTTATTCTTAGGGTCATCAATTTTTACATCGATAATTCCCTGGTCATTTTTATAAAAAACTAAATCGCATGGTGTTTTAAAAATGTACCCAGTTGTAAAAGCGTCCATAATAGCAGGGCACGCTTTCCATGTAGGAATCTTTCCATAGTCATCTGTTGTGCCTTCTTTAGGGAATGGGCAAACTTCTTTTGGCGCCTTATAGTATTCCCCGTTTGGCATTTTTGCAAATCTGTCTGCATCTTTATACCAGTCTGGTATCTGTGTTTGTGTTGGTGCGGGGACAGAAATATGCTTTTTATCTATCCATGGTCTAAAAGATCTAAATATAGCTACTAAAGACATTACTTGTGCCCCAATTCATTGATATCTGTCATAATAACAACGCAATATTTTGTCCCTGAAACCATTGGAAGGGACGCATGCTCATAAATATAGTTTGATGGGAAGACTGCAATGTCTCCCACCTTTGGCTTATAAACTAAATTATCAAGTCTTGGGAACTTTATTTCCCCGCCTTCATAATCATCGTTAATATAAATAACAGCAGATACTGTACAGTTATACGCTGGACCGTGATCTGCATGAATATTAAAGTGGGTACCACTTCCCTCATACTTTACAAAGTTAAAGGCTTCATAATACACTACGTTAATACCCCAGTATCTAGCATAGT